CAGACGTAACAATCTAGCAACATTATAGCCCAACGTGGCGGGGTGTAAAAACCCCGCCTATTTATCTTCTTGGGAGGGATGATATGAAACTAAAAATTACACTAACTATTTTGACTTTGGCTCTACTGGCTTTTCTAACTGGCTGTCTTCCTTCAAGCACAGCTGGTGTTCTAACTCTATTTGCACCTGATTCAGCTTATCCTCCGTGCGAGGTCACTTTGATTGCTCAGGGTGTAATTGGAGGACAGTATACATTCACTGTCGAAGGTAAAACATACACACAGAATGGCAATTCATTCACTGTGACTATCGAAGACTTGCCTTGCACGGTTGAAGTGTTATGGGAAAGTGAAAGCGGAGAATTCCAGATAGCGAAAGCATGGATTGGCTTGACTAATACTGGACCATATATTGGCACTCCAGTTCTAAACGGGATTGCAAACCTATGGTGGATTCATCCAAAAGGTAGATATATTGTAACATTCCCAGACGCTCAAGATTTTGAGGGCGGAGACGTCAGGCTTGTCAATGTTACAGTATACAATACTGGACAGAAGACTGAAAACTCTGTGTTTTGCACTCCAAATCCTGCGGTCTACAACACAACTCTAGATACTGGTGAAGTTCTTGAGAATGCGTTCATGTTCTTCTCAATGTGGAATGGAAAGATTGATGCAATCATTAACGACTACGATGAGTGGGAAGACTTGATTGATTATTATCTAGGAGACAAAGTCCAACTAGAATTGGTAGGATATAGGTGTATAAAAGACATTGATTACAGTGAAGACGGGACAAGAAAACCAGTGGTGAATTTCAATTACTGGGAAAAAATTGGTCCTGTAGAAGCTGGATCGAGCCTTCCTTATTCTCCACCAGATCGTGGAGTAGCTGGGTATCCAGGTGCTGGACTAGCATGCCTATCGTGGAACAAAAACTTTATTCCTAGCGGAGATACAGTTATCACAGCGACTTTTGAAGATGAAAGAGGCGCGACTACTACTGAGTCGTGGTCAATTCCGACAACATCATATCCAGGCTGTTGAGACAATAATCCTCCCTTAATAGGAGACATAGGTAAGCAATTAGCAGGTGATTAACGTCACCTGCTTTTTGTTTGCTTTTTTTACAGAAATCGAGTACAATCATTCATACAATATTTTTCTAGGAGGGGACATGGAACTGTTTCAAACGGCAGAGAATCTACAAGGGTTTGCTAAGATCGGACTATACGGCCTAGCAGGCAGTGGGAAATCAACAACGGCAATTAAGATAGCTGTAGGACTATCACAGATGGAGAAGACACCACGACCTATCTATTATCTTGACACTGAAACTGGAAGCGACTGGTTTGTTGAACGTATGGCTGAACTAGGCATCCCGTTTAAGAGTGCTAAGAGGAGAGACTTCAAAGCGCTGCGAGAATCAATAGACCTTGCCGAGAAAGACGGCGCTGTATTGATCATCGATTCTATCTCGCATTTCTGGAGTGAAATCAAAGACTCGTACATGAAGCAGAAGAAGTTGAAGTTCATGAGGATGACTGACTGGGGACCGGTCAAAAATATGTGGAACGAGGGTTATGCAACTAGATTTACCAATTCGAATGCGCACATAATTGTATGTGGTAGAGTTCAAGATACTTACGAGACGATAACTGAAGGTAACGCCCCTGAATTTATTCGAACAGGCGATAGGATGCGAGCAGAGAAAGACTTCTCTCACGAACCATCACTTGTTCTTAGAATGGAATCTATCCCAGTCGCCAAAGAAGATCTAGAAAAGGCTAAGACCAGGAAGGAGCGGCAAGGAATCAAAGTAAAGTCAGATATGTTGATTCGCGCTTACGTGATGAAGGATCGTTCAGATGCTATGAACGGGATGCGGATAGATTTCCCGTCGTCTGATGACTTCCTGCCTCACTTTGCTGCGATCAACCTTGGTGGCAAGCATTTTGGTGTAGACGTAACTGAAGATAGCCAAGAAATCTTCGATAATGAAGACGTCAATGAAGGCGTATCTAAGTGGAAGTCTCTTTGTGCTGATGCCTGTGAGGAATATACTGTCGCCAAATTCAGAAAGTGGTGGCCTGATAACAAGGTGAAGATCCTTGAAGACTGTGGAGAAGTTGGAGCAGCACAGGTTTACAGCTACTACACAGGATTAGGTAAGAAGAAATCTAAATGAAGATCCTAACATTCGAGCAGCAAACACCTGAGTGGTTCGATGCAAGGAGGGGGATTCCTACTGCGTCTAACTTCTCTAAGATACTCACCACCAAAGGTGAAAAGTCCAAGCAATGGAACAGCTATCGTAACAAGCTTGCTGCTGCTCGCGTATCTGGAGTGGATGAAGAACCATTTACATCTAAATCAATCCAAAAAGGCATAGAACAAGAAGCTGAAAGCAGACTAGTCTACGAAATGTTTGAGGAAGTTTTCGTTGATGAGGTAGGTTTTTGCCTGAGTGACTGCGGTCGCTTCGGTGCCAGTCCTGACGGACTAGTGGGTAAAGACGGGATGGTTGAGTTAAAGAATCCTAAAGGAGAGACTTTAGTTAAGTACACATTGAGAGACAAACTACCGTCTACTTATTTTCAACAGGTACACGGTCAAATGTACGTAACTGGCAGAAAATGGTGTGATTTTGTAAGCTATGGTCCTGGACTTCCACTGCTGACGGTCAGAGTCAAACCAAGCCGTATGTTTTACGATGCCCTTGACATGTATCTGCCAATGTTTTGTGATGAATTGGATGAAGTTTGTAGAATACTAGAAGAAAAGAAAAGGAGACAACATGAACAACTTTAGCGCAATTGGTAATCTGACATTTGATCCTGCTGACGCACTACAGTTTACACCTAGTGGACAAGCACGGTTACGATTCCAGATTGCTATCAACAATCGAAAGAAGAACGCACAGACAGGGGAATGGGAAGACGCGGCCGAGTTTCCTTACTTCGTTTGCTGGGGTAAGCAGGCAGAAAATCTTGCGGAGTATCAGAAAAAAGGCGGCAAGCTAGGAGTCACTGGACATATTTCAGCTGGATCTTATGAGAAGGAAGGCGAGAAGAAATACTTCCTTGACCTAGTTGCTGATCGTGTTGAGTATCTGTCACCAAAACCTGCTACCAATGATTCTGGCAGCTACGAACCGCCATCAGCGACTGCTCCTTACGTTCCTAATACTGCTGAGGAAGTGCCTTTCTAGACTTTCACACCCACGTTAAGCGGCGGCTGATGTTCGTGTTAGCCGTCGCTCTTATTTTTATCGGGAGGATCATGGCTAAGATATCATTCAAAGACTGGAGTAGATATGCTATCATTAAGTTTCACAAACAGTACGGATCATCCTTGTCCGAACAAGGAGTCACACCGTTACAAATTCTCGTTGCAGTCTTGGACCACACTCCAGGATTCAGAGACATCCCAGAAGTACAAGCAGATAATTGGAAGCCAATCTTCCAGTTGCTTTCCTCCATGTACAATACAGATAACAGTAGAGGGATACGTCCATCACATTCTGCAGTTATGCAAGCTGCAATCAATTTTAGTGAGATTCCAAAACCTCTGTCCGGAGGATACTCTCTCCGTTATCTTTTCGTTGCCTTAAGAGAAGAGGCGGTGAAGATAACAGCTGATCAGTATGAGGTAAAGGACAAGAAGATTCCTAGTTTCGCAGATTTCGGCATCAAAGTGTAGGGAGGGTTAGTGAAGCAGATAAGTGACTTTGGAATCGAGGAGATGGTATTAGGCACAGTTATTTTGTATGGATCTGAAAGACTTCATACTCTTGTACAGAAATTCAAACCTGAGTTGTTCTGTTCGCATCCTAGACATATTCAGGTAGCGGAGGCTATCAGTTGGTTAATAGACCAAGGGATAGAAGTAGAATTGATGAACGTCATCGCCAGACTTGAGAAGATAGACAAACTTGAGACAGTCGGTGGCAGGATGTATTTCACTAAGCTGATGAATGTTCTATGGTCTGATCAAATGCTAGATCATCACCTA